AGCAGCCAGTGCTACCATAGCAAAGGTAGACCCCATAATCATGGCTTCTAGCCGCCACATACGCTTTTCTAAATTATCTAGCTTTTCTTTTATGCCATTGTAGCGTTCCAGACAGAGAGCTTCGTGATTATCTAGTTGTGACTGTGTACTCATTTATATTACCTTAATTACAATATGTGTTTCGTTCTTCACATGAGTGACAAGTTGATGGGTCATGTGGATACCCTGCGGCTTCTACATAACAGCTAACAACATACGGTTTCACAGCATCGTCAATCATATCCCAGTGTTCAGACTTTGTTTTGTGACGTAGGTAGTCATTCACTTTCTTGTCTGGATACATCAGACTAAACGCAGCACACCATCTGTCATAAATCTCGCTATTGAAGACTTCATCTGCGTGATACCCAAACACAAGTTCTTTGACTTCTGGCAATTTACCAGCAATCATAGTAGCGGCAGGAAATAACCACACTCTTTGATAGTCACCTTCGTACATTCCAGTCATATAATTATGCTTCAAGTGAACATGAATAAACCTATGAAACTTATAGTGAGCCAATATCTTCTTAACTAAATTTAAGTCAGCAGTCGGAAAAGCCATAGTAGGCTCATTGCACTCATGTGTAACTGTTAATGCGTAATCATTGTTTGGGTCTAGTGTTGTCAATAAAGCAGTGCTTTCAACACCACCGCTGAACATTAAAAGCCTACTCATACTTTAGGGTTGTCTGCTTTGATCTGTGCCACTTCAGCTTGCCAAGCCTCAAGTCCATTCTCTGTGATAAACTCAATCTGTGATTCAATATTGCCATATGCTTCAATTCTATTGTTAAGCCAGTCTGGATTAGGTTCTGTTTCGTTTGCAGGTGTAACTACAGGAATTGCACTTCGTGTATTGCCTACATTAATAAATGAAGGGATAGAACCTGTTTTAGGTCTAAATTCCCACACCAACTCATCAACGTCTTTCTCCGTCATACTGGCGGCTAAAAGTACCTCAGCCCAGCTTCCGTCAGCAAACCGAACAGTTGCTAAACCATCTTCTGTTACGCTTTCAATTGTGTAATCAATCATCTTACCATCTCCTTATTGGACATTTGCTAGATTTAAACTTGGTCTTGATAGGCATAAAGCACCCACATTTCTTGCAAGTCTTTAAGACCTCTCTAAACCAAACACACTGCTTGCAGATTTCCATTCGCTCTTCACTAGTCATTATGCCGCTCCTGCCAGTGTACCTGTGTTATTCATAGTGTAGGCCGCTGTATAGATGACTGCCGCTCCAGCTGCGCCACCTGATGCGCCACTTGATGCGCTAGAGCCATTTGTATAGTTACCATTAGCACCAGAAGAACCTGTGTTACCAGAAACCCCAGCAGTACCATAAGCTGAACCAGAGCCTCCAGAGCCTCCAGAACCACCAGCCCCAGCATTTGTTCCACCAGCCGCACCAGTAATCCCAGCAGAGCCTGACGTTGCAGACTGATTATATCCTTGACCTACTCCACCTGAGCCGCCAGCACCACCAGCACCACCAGACGTGTAGACCCAATTGTAGCAATAACACCGACAACAACAAGTATCTTCGCCGCATTGATAATATGCGTAATAATGATAGGTTTTACCGAGGCTGTTACATTGATTTGAACAATTCGTTGCCTGATTGCCACTACTACTGGTAATACCTACCTCTACACTGCTTCCAGTATATCTACCTTGACCGCCTGTGCCACCAGAACCACCAGTACCTCCACCACCACCACCGCCAGCGATGAGGCCAGTGTTGTCTACTGTGACACCTGTGGATGCTATGCTGATAGCGTTACCACCAGCACTCCCAACCGCACCGCCATATCCAATGATGCTTCCAGCGTTAGTAATTGCTAGTGTGCCGCCCATACCGCTAGGGACAAGCAGAGCATTAGATGAGCCTGTGCCGCCTATGGTTACGCCTGATGGTATAATGATTTCTTTGGGGACTGTGCTTGCCCAGTCACTACCAAAGACGGTTGATAGGTCTACGTTGGTTGTATTGGATAGCGTTTGAATAATAGCGTTGATTGCACCACGCATATTACCGAAACGAAACACACCAGAGGTAGGCACGTTAGTGTTGTTTGAAGGAACATTACCGCCATCACGGTAGTATTCCGACATAGAATGTGGTGGAGTACCTCCAAACTCTGCGGCAAAGTCAGATAATGAGATAGCTCCTGAGTTTGGAATTTGTGGCATTATACACTCCCAAAGGCTGTCACGTCATCGACTGCTGTTACTGAACCATCAGAAGCAACCTTAAACTTTGCTGTTCCACTATAGTTAAACACCATATCAGTACCACTAAGTGTTGCTGTCCAGCCAGAAGGTAATGCTTCTACGTTGCCAAGTGAGTTTGCTGGAACATCAAAGTTTCCGCTAATTATATCGGCTAAGTTTCTTGCGTTACTCATTAGTTACTCCTTATTTTCCATTTATCATAACAATGTCTTTGTCGGTCTTAGATGCCTCTATAAGCAAATCACGATTGAGGTCATTAGCTTTAACCATCTCGTTGCGAAAACTTTCAACAGCCGCACCAGTCTGTCTTGATTGTTGTGCGTTTTCAATCAACAGCTTTGGCATCCACGCCATCGAACAACCCCAATCATCTAAGTCTTTCCCTGTGTTTGGGTCTGTGCCTCTAATGTGCATGAACCAAGCGCAGTCAAACTTTTTGCAAGGCTCAAAGTTGTTCAAGGGGCAGTTGTCTTTTACCTCTAGCTTCATTCGGGTGTAGCCTCTGCATCGTAAGCTGCTTGCCAAGATGTTTTCACATTAGACCACCAATCAAGGCTTGATGTTGCAACATCTTCATCATTATGAGTATTGGTTTGGGCTGCTCTGTCGCCGTATTCAAGCGTACAAGTAACACCATCCAATGATTGAACTGCCCTGATGCTTGTTGGCAACCAAGACAAATCAAGATTGCTATAAAAATGACCATCTTTTCCAATCTGACCATCATCAAAAATTACTGTCCATTTAGACATAAAAGTCTCCTACACTAAGTAATACCATCCTGTGGCTATGTATTTGTCACAGGAATAAACGGGGTTGCCTCTATGGGTATGTGTCCAAGTTGCTGGGAAAAAACACAGCAATCCTTTTTTAGGCTGAACTTTTACACCATACTCAATGAACTCTGTTTCACCCTCACCGTCTGGAATGTCGTTTAAGTACAACGTCCACGTTAAATTTCTTGCTGGCGCAGCAGCACACTGCTCACAATGCCAAGTATGAAAGCCACCTTTAGGCAGTGTCTTTTGCACCTTCATGTCCTGTGACATACAAAGCTGTCCATTAAAAGCATTGTACTTTTTACCGTACTCTGGCAAATATTGTCGTAATATGTTGTGCATCTCAGTATTTAAAAGGTCTTGTAAATGAAGAAAATTAAAAGAAAAATCTACCCTGACCTCTGCTCCACCATTTGTTTCTGAGCCTACTTGTAAATGCCCTTGCGATTCTGGACTTTTTTCTGCATCAAGTAACTCCTCAAGCCTTGCAACAACCCTGTCACAAAAATCGTATTGTTCAGTTTGATAAGATTCTATAAAGTTTGGCGTTTCCATATTAATCCTTTGATGCAATGATCAAATCAACATATTGAACATTGATTGCGGTAGTTGCAGATGAAAGAGAACCAGCTAAGTTGTGAGCGTGATTGTGAGAGCCACCACCACCAGTACTGTTTGTAGTTCCGTTAACTACGGCGTTAGCCCCAGTGTTATTTCCATAACTTGAGTTTGTGGCATTGTTACCTCCAGCCACCCTGTATCCATGAGAGTGAGAAGGCATCTGTGTAGTAGAAAGCGTGGTGTCAGAAATGTTACCACTAACAGAAACAGAACCGCTAACTGCTGGTGTTCCTAGTGCAGTTGAAAATGCCGTTGAACCGCCAGACCCAGCCGTACCACTTACAACCCTCAGTGCTTTGTCGTTGTGTGTTGTTTGCTTTGTCCAGCCTGTCGGCGCGGCAGTCTGTTGAAACAGCATAAGTGTGCCAGATGGAAACCCTGCAATGCCAGTAAGAGCAGAGCCGTCACCAGAAAATGCTGTCGCCGTCACAGTGCCAGTGACATCCACGCCTGTGGCGGTGGTAGAAAGTTTTGCGGCATTGTCGTAGTAAAGATTAACAGCACCGTTTGATATGAAGGTGGCTTTCAGTTCACTCGTTGATTGGTTAGTGATATTTACGTTTGCATCACTGGCAATAAACAGGTTTCCAGTGCCTGTCTCTTGAATATAGCTATTTGACCCATTGTGATAAATCTGCAAGTCAGACCCTGCACCGAAGATGGCCTTTGCGTTGTCTACCCAAGTAACGTCATTACCAAAAGTACCGCCATTAGTAGCCGACACCATATCCGCAGTAGTGAAGGATTTGAACGCAACCACATTAAGCTCGTCATTCAGAGCCGCACCAGTGCCAAGCACAATGCTTGTGCCGTTAGTTGCTGTGTAATCGTCAGGGTCAAGAACAACACCGTTAAGCGTTACGATGATGTTGTCAATAGTGTAGCTGAGTGTATTAGCGTTGTCGTCAGAACCAGAGAATGTCGTCTGACCTGAGGTTGCTGTGTACTCATACATTAGTAATGAAACACCGCCAGCCGATGAAGCCGCAATCCAGCTACCACCGTCATACACACGCATTTCATTTGCTGTAGTATTAAAGTACAAGTCGCCTTGGTTTAACGGGTCACCATCATTGTCCACCGTTGGTTCACTTGCTTTTGCGCCAAGGTAAGTGTCATCAAAATTGTCGAAGGCTGATGCCGCACTAGCCGCACTAGCCGCCGCCGATACCTGAGAAGCCGCCGCCGCAGTAGCTGATGATGCCGCATTGCTCTCGCTTGTCGAGGCATTAGAGGCAGATGTCGCCGCATTAGCTTCACTAGTAGCCGCATTAGCTTCACTAGTAGCCGCTTCTCCAGCTTTTGTAGTCGCGATGCCAGCTTGAGTTGTTGCAGTTGAGGCAGAAGTCGATGCAGATGAGGCACTTGATGCCGCATTAGTTTCCGAAGTCGAGGCATTTGATTCAGAAGTTGCTGCATTTGTCTCACTAACCGCTGCTGCTGCTGCACTAGCTGCTGCTGCCGTAGCACTTGACGCACTAGCTGTAGCAGAAGTAGATGAACTAGAAGCACTGGTAGCCGAAGCAGATGCACTTGAAGCTGCATTAGAGGCACTTGTAGAGGCCTCAGAAGCCTTTGTAGTGGCTGTTGCTGCGCTTGCTGCTGCATTAGTCTCAGCAGTCTCTGCTGCCGCCTGAGCAGCTTCTGCTGCTGCTTGTGCTGCTGTTGCATCTATTTCAATCTGGTCTACATAAGCCTTAGTAGAAGCATCATTGTCTGATACTGGTGTTGCTACGTTCTTGATAACTTTAGACTGTGCATCCCACTTGTCGTCATCAGCAAGAGTAATAGCATCACTAGCAGTGTCCACAGCTTCCTGTGCTGCGTGGAAGACCTGAATGTTAGAGTTATCCAAGTCTTCTTCAGTCAACACTGAACCAGACGCAAAGTCTACGGCTCGTGATGTAAGGCTAGTTGTTCTGCGTACTCGTACTAGAGCATCAGAAGCAGGAGCAGACGTTAACTGCACACTTGTTACAGAGGGAAAGGTGAGGCCTGTTTCAGCCACACCATCCACAGTTACACTGATTTCGTCAGTGCTTTGGTATGTGAAGGTAATGGTGAACGTATCTGTTACACCATCACCTGTATAGTCTTTGTATGAAAAGGCCATCGTTTATCCTTTAATTTCCTAATTCGTTTGCTAACAAGTTAATACTTTGTCTCATTCCATAGAGAGATTGCCCAGGAGCTATGCGTAACATCCTTCTGTATTCTGCCTCAGAGATTTCACCGTTATTATATGCTGTTAAAGCCTGTAGTCCTGACTGAGCTATTGAAACTGCTGGAGGGGTCATCGCATAAGTATTACCATCCATAGCACCAGTAGAAAGCTGATAGATATAACTAAACATAGAAGCTGCTCCTATCTGACTTAATGCACCTGTAGCAAAGTTTTTAGGTTTCATACGTTCCTGAATATACTCATCAGCATCACCACGTCCTGCTGCATTAAGCTGAACACGAGCCATATACATTAAGCTACCCATCATAGCTGCTGATAACATAACTTTAGTAGCGGCTATATCACCACCAACAGCCCTAACACCAAGACGCATTGTCTGTTGTTCTAGGGAGGCTAATGGAAAACTTAAAAACTGAAACAAAGTTTTACCTAACTCACTTCTAAGAAATCCGTTAGTAGATGCAATGTTCATTTCCTGAACACTCTGTCTTGCTTCTTTGAAACCAGAGGCTTGAAAGGCTTCTCGTACATCCTCAGGCCACTTCTCTAGATTTAGTCTATCTAGTGTTGTACCCTTAAATGTAGCGTTCTTGTTGATAGTTTGTTTAATTTTCTCAGCCATCTCATTTGTTATGCCTAACTGTTTTAGTTTAATATCAGAAAACGGCATACCACCCTTTTTAGCAGAACGTACCCACTGTGTAGAATAATTTAGCATTGACATTCTACGAAGGGTTTGCGTTACACCATTTAGTCCAGACCAGTATGAAACAAACTGTTGAGACTTTAAAGCAGCCTTACCAGCCCAGTGTTGTTCAGGTCCAATATAACCTTCAACATTACTGCCCTCATAACGAGTAGCCCTGTTGTAACGTCCTAATTGAACTTCACCACCAACACCCAGACCTTCAATAAGCTCTTTCATCAAGCCATCTTCAAGCTGTCCTTTGGAAGCCTTCTTGTATAACTGATTGTAGGCTGGCATTGTACGCAGAAGTGTTGTTACTGTGTACTCAAAGAGAGCGTTAGAAAGTTCCATCATGGCTGACATACCTGACATACCCATGTTAACTGCAAAGCTAAAGGCACGAATACCTATGTTCCACTCTCTTGCTCTGTTAGAAACTTCTTCACGGTGGGCTAGTCTTCCTGTAATACCGTCATACATAAACTGTAAGGCTCTCTTTTCTCTAGCAGCCTTATCAGGGTCAAGGTTCTTAGCCTTTACTTCTTTATCAATGGAAGCTAAAAACTCTTCCCAGCTTGAACCTTTTTGATTAGTATTAATACCCTTACGAGCTAGACCAATAGCACCAGACATCTGAAAGATGTAGGAGTTGTGTAGTTGTTCTGCATCTTCTTCTAACAGTTCATAGAAATGTAAGTCTTCTACTTCTCCATCTGCTCTAGTTACTCTAATAGAGGTACTTTCGTCAAGAACAAGACGAGGACGAGAACGCTTGTGTCCTTTTGTCTTTCCTGCTCTAGTCAGTTGACCAATTAAATCTTCAATATCAGAATCATCTAGCTCATCCCTAAACTCAACCTTCATAACATCAATAAGGTCTTCTAGGGTCATCTCATTAACAGTAGCAGGACCACCAGTCTTACCTAACTTAGGGTCAGTAATACTTTTGGTGTATCCTCTAGCCATTCTTTTGAGAAGTGCTTCTGCTTCTTCTTCTAGTGACTTAACAGAACGTGCGCCTTTTTGCTTAGTCTTAGAGGCTTTTCTTGCTATACTGTTTGCAAGGTCTTCAATAATGTTTGGTTGACCTTTGCGTATAGCTGCTTCTACTAACTCTGCAATCTGTTCGTCTGCTGTATCTCCTAACCTAGCACGAATATCTCTGATCCTTTGATCATTAAATATACGAGCAAGATAGTTAGCATGACGGTCTAACATAGAAGGAGTGAAACCAGCTACATCATATTTAATACCCATCTCAGCTAAAACACGTTCTTGTTTCTTTAACAAGTCACCAACTGCTTTAACCTCTGGGTCAACGTCAGTGATAATACCACGAGCATATCTAGAGACTAAACGATTAAAGTCTTCAATACTACCGCCAGTTCTTTTCTTCCACTTACGTTGATTAGGATGTAACATATAAGCAAAGGGAACTCTATTCTGTCCCTGAATACGTTCAGCTATTTCTGATGCTGAGTCTTCAGCTTCAAGCTTACCGCCCTTATAGCCTACGCTATTCATACCTAGAAGACGTGAACCTAGTCTAATACGAGCTACTTCTGATTTAGCAGAACGATAACCAGTACTAATAAGGTCACGCAAGCCAAACAAAGTCCAGCCAGCAATCTCAGGAATAGCTTCTGCTTCTGCTTGACTAACTTTAGCAGCAGGAGTAACTACGGAAACTTCATCAGCTTCACCTAAGGCTCTTGCTGTATCTGTAGCGTCAATGGATTCTAAAAACTGCTCTGTGGCTAACTCTTTTTCAATAAGCCTTTCAGCTACTGCTTCTACGTTATTAGCTTCGTAAAACAACTTCTGAGCAGGAGTTAGTTCTCCACCCTCTGCTACAATCTTAGCTAGTTTAGCTACATTAGCTCTTTTAACAAAGGCTGTAGTAGCAGTGTTTATAGTACCACCTAAACCAGCACCAAAGCCCATAGTCATTAGAACATCATTAGCGTCCATATCATACTTCAAACCAGCCCTGATACTTTCAAAGGCTGCAAGTTCAGCAGCAGATACACTAGCACCAGCAGCAAAGGCACGAGCTTTACTATAGGCTTTCTTAGCCCTGTAAGCTGTTCCTGCGACTGCTGTAGCAGTACCAGTAAGAGGAGCAGCAGGACCACTTAAAGCCGACACAGCAGCCGTTGAAGCTCCAATAGCAGCCCACTCAACAGGGTCAAACATATTAGCAACAAAGGTAGCAAAAGTACCGCCCCATCCTGCTTCTTGTAGTTCTTTCCTTCTAGCTTCTGTTCTTAAGTGTGTTTCCTTAACAGCTAAAGCACTCTCAACACCAACGGTGAGTGCTTCATCTAGCACTTCACCAATGGCATCGTTGTTAGTTAAACCACCTGTTAACTGTTCTAGTAGTTCAGGAGTAAACTTATCTACTGGCTGTCCATCATAGGAACGAAACCTATCCATATTTTCAACAATAGAAGGAATAATCCAGTCTTCTGCGGCTGCAACAGGTAGGCTAGACAGGAAGCCACCCTGTTGTTTAGCTGCTGCTTCACGCTGGGCGTTGACAAGAGTACTTTCATTTACTGTTTCGGTTACAGGATAAGCACTCTCGCCTGTCTCAAATCCTAAACCTTTTAGTATATCTTGTGCTGAATCAGCCATAGTTTATTTCCTTATTCAAAGAAGTTTGTTAGCTTATCATAAGACTTTCTATAAGCTTTTCCTACGCGTAGTTGCCACAACCACGGAACATTTTGTGCTTCTGGAATGTCTTCTGCTTTAGTAACTCGTCTAATTTTAACATCAGCTTCATCTAAATTGTAAGAAGATATTTCTACTTTATCACCAGTGTTGCCACCAATGAACCAGACTTGATTACCTTCTACTTTTACAACGATGCCAACATGAGCCACGCCAAGCTTAAACTTCTCACGTTCTTCTGGTGAGTGCATCTTAACCATGATGTCACCAGTTTGTGCTTGGGTAGGTTCAACACCTGTCCCTGCATTAACATAAGAAGCAGCCCTGATTTGATTAAACGGATCATCAGAACCAGTTAGTTCTTTAGTATCAACGCCTGAGTCTCTTAAAACTTGTGTTAAGAACGCTGCACACCATGCTTTATTCTTAGCAAAGTCTTTAACAGATTCATTATTAGGATTCCAGTCACCTACAACATTATCAAAGTAACGTCTAATAACCATAGCACCTATTTCACTGTCTTCACTCATTCCTAAGTATCTCATAGCTACGTCAGCAGGGTTCTTAGAAAGAATCATATCACCTACCATTTCAGCAGGAGCTTCCTTACCAACTACAAGTTGCTGATCTTCAGGTACAGCGTTTGTATTAGCTACTGGAGTAATTGTCTTAACTACATTAGTAGTAACCTCATCTGCTTGCATTGGTGTTCTAACAGGAACTTCAATAAAAGCTTCTTCTACTGCATCAAATACATCAGCATTTGCTGATTTAATAGGACTTAAGCTTTTCATAAAAGAAGCTACTTGAGTTCCTAATGAACCACTTTCTTCAGTAGGAGAAACCATTGCCGTATCATCATTGGCTGTTGGTAGAGTTTTTTCATACTCATTAAGACTTTTCTGGAAAGACCTAATACGAGTTACCCTATCCTTAGGGTCTCCAGCCCACCAGTTCTTAGCCCAAAAGTCCCATATCTTTTCTTCACCGTTAACAACTTTAGCTATATCAGCAGTAGGATGTTCTAGTAGATCATAAACAGCCAAAGCCATTTGCTGATTACCAGACAAGTCAGACGCATCAGAACCTTCTGGAATATTCATAATCCATTCTGGGACTGGCTGTCCTATTCTTGCAAAATAGTTCTTAGCTCTGTTCTTAGCTGTGTTAAACCGTTCTGGTTCAAACTGCATTAAACCACGAGCAGGACCTCCACCATACTGTTGTATATTAGCATCCATTGTACCAGCAGATTCATGATACGCCATAGGCTTTATCACTTTATTGAGAATGTCATCAGCACTAATACCTTTTTGGGTTGCTGCTAAGTCTAAAGCTTCTGTTAAGTTTGCTTCAGTTTCTAAGTCATATTGTTTTTCAGAAGCATCTCTCACTGCAATAATACTCCTTGCGATTGCTGCTTGTTGGTTAATTGTGATACGTCTTCCAGAAACATCAACACCAAACATTCCTCTCTTGTCTAAACCAAGAGCTTCTATAATATCAGGAGAATCAGCTAGTATTCTTTTAGCTTCTCTGATAGCTTCTAGTTTAGTATAATTATCTCTGGCTGCTTGATAAGACTCATCAAAGAATGTACCAACACCCTCTTCAGAATCACTAATAGTAGGTAAGGAACGCTGAATAGCGTTAGTTACTTCTTGTGCATCAAGCTCAAATCCTAGATCGCCAGTTATTACATTAATCATTTGACCTAATCTAGAAGTTCCTGTACCAACTGCATCTGTTGCTTCTTGTAGCATTATGTCGTCAGGAGATAACATATCTGGTTCTACAGGTGCTTGTTCTTCTAATTCTGGTTCTACAGGTGCTTGTTCTTCTACTATAGAAGTAACAGGAGCTATCTCACTAATGACATCAATAACATCTTCACCAAGCCTTGCTGCTTGTAACCTTGCTTCTGCTCTACGCTCTTGCTCAGTCATCTGTGCTACCTGTGCTTCGTAGTCTAGAATAGACTGATCAACAGCAGGAGGTTGATTAAGGTCAAGATTAGTGTTCCGTGCTTCTGTTTTTATCTGAGACATAAGATTAGTTACAAAGTTTTCATCAGTCAGTAGTTGTGTTTTACTAACAGTTTGTATAAACCCTACTACTTGTCCACTACCATTATAGACATTAAGTCTTAACGCATTACGATTTAATGGGTCATTAGAAAAACCAAAAGCTAAATCACCATCATCTGCTGCTGCGTAGTTAATCTTTAAGTAGTTTTGTAAAGCAGAACTTTGACTTAAAAGATTACTAATAGTATCTACAGTTTCTACTAAAGGCACTGTTACATTAGGGTCTGTGTTTAACTGCTTTAGTGAAATCTTTACTCCATTTGAAAGACTATGAATAACATGATCAGCTTCAAATATTGTTGCTGCTCTATCTAAAGCATCGTCTTCACTATAACCTAACTGCATAAAGATACTTGCTGTATTAGCTATTTCAAGAGCATTGGCTGCATTATTAATTGATTCACTGTGGTCTGTTGATAAAGGACTAAATTGGTTTAATTGTGATTGCGCCTTTTCTTTTAGCTTAGTAGAAGGAGCTAAGTCAAAGTTAACGCTTTGTGCTAATCCAATATCTTCTACAATATCTTTACCAACACCAGCATCACGATTAAGAATACTAATAACATCAAAAAGCTTTTTCTGATCTGGAGAAAGAAGATTTTCTGGTATCTCAATATTATACGCCATAAGCTCTTCTACTGCATAGAAGGCGGCTGCTGCATTTTTAGCCTTTGTAGCATCTGTTAAATCACCAGATGCCCAAAAGTTTTTACCACTCATAATAGCATTACGATTGATTGAAGGAATTAAACCAGTTGTCCTAAACCAATCCATTTGAGCTACTCTAGAGATACCATCACGTTGAGCTATTGTTTCATAAGCGGCTACAACATCTAAGTCTTTAATAGTAAACTTACCCCCTGCTGGACCTACTAATGGTTGGTCAACTCCTAGATCAGACCAAAGACCAGTTTCCATATGTTTCTCAACATTAGCCATAACTTGCTGTTGAAAGTAAAGTGGTTCTTGTGCTTTTAGTATCTGCTTATCACGAGCATCAAGTGTGTTGTTGATGATTGCAACATCTTTTGAGTATTTAGATACGCCTAGTTGTTGGTTTCTATCTAACCACCTGTAGATGTTATTACGTCCAGTATCACCAACAGTATTCCTAGCTATTTCTACAGCATAGGCATTAATAGTATCCCAAGGAATACCATACGCAGCCTGAAACTTAGAGAAGAGTTCGTCTGTTGCATCATCACGAGCTTTTTGTTGTAACTCAGAAATAGAAGCCTGTACTGCAAACTGATTGGTAGGCAGCATCATCTGTCTATTGTTAATAGCAAGAGCTTCTGTAAATACTTCGTCTAACTTGTTATTTAGTTGATACTCACGTTGTTTAGGATTAAACGATTGCGTAAAAAAGGTAAGATTACCTAGCTCAAGGTCTTGTTGAAAAGCCTGTGCAAGTTGTTCATCACCTGACTGAGCAACCTTATCTATATATGGTTGCATAATTGCAGCACGTCTATCCCTGACTTCTTCAGGAGTCATCTCTAAGTATTCTTGAGTATTAGCAGGATCAGCGAAGTCATCAAAGGCTGCTGATAAAGCTTGTGATGCTCCTAGTCTTGCATCAAATGCACGAGCAGAAGCAATACCTTTTTCTACTTCTCGCTTTTGTTTGACTTTCTTTTCGTATTCAAGTTTAGCTACTGTCTCAACAGCAGGGGCAACAGCCCTAATAAAAGCACCAAGTTCGCTTTCTTGTTCTGGCAACTCTGGTGGACGAACATAAGTCTCCACAGGTCTAGCCGTTGGCTGCAACCGTGCAGAAGGACGCATCCGTTCTACAGGTACTCTAGTTTGTGCCATTAGTATCTCCCTAATACGAAAGTGGTTCGCTATTTACAATAGTAGGCTTACCAAACACAGATTCATACTTTCCTGCTGGTTCTACTTCATACGTTTTGTATGCTGCGTAGCCGCTTGCCCCAGCACTAATAGCCGCAGCTAAGAAGCTAGGTTGTGTACCCTGAGGCATGGAGTTAATTCTAGACTCAGCCTCCGCAGAAGCACCCATCTTTTCTAACTCTATTTGTCTTTCAATATTCTCAAGGTTTCTATTAATTGTGGTTACACCACGAAGTTTTTGTGCCGTATAATCAGCAAGCAGCATATCAACAGAACCACCAGTAACACCAGCTTCACCAGCCGCTACTACCGCACGTTCACGCTTTTCTAAAGCTTCTATAGCTTGTTTCTGTTTAGCCTCACCAGCAGCCTCAGATTCCTGAATAGCCCTCTGATTGAGTGACTGTATCTTTAAGTCTCTTGCTTGTGCTGATGCTATTCTGTTTTGATCATAACGTGCTTGTTGTTCATCGGCTTGTCTTTTTGCTTCTAAAAACTCAATGCCTGTAGATGCAGCAGACAAGATTGCCATTGTTGTTGGTTCACACATCTTTTATCCTTACAAATTCTAAAAAGGGTCTATCTCCTACCCCCCATTTATCATGCTTTTTAATAAACGTGAAGCCCACAAAACGAAGCCAGTTGATAGCTTTAGTGTAGTCTGCATCACAAGCATTTACGAGTATAGGATACTTATCATTCATATGTTCTACCCAAACACGAGACCTTCTCAGAAAGGGCAACCAAATCTTTTCTATAGGAGGTGCGGTAAGAAGCCACGGTATGCCCATTATTTCATCATACCTAGCTATTCCATACATACCAGCAATCTCTCCTGTGTCGGAGACAATAATAGTACTACAGTCTTCTGACTCGTCAAAGCCTACCTGTAGTGCTTCTTTTACATTACCATGTGAGGAGAGTACTTCAATAGCATCCTCTCTCCTTAGATTAATTGATAGATAGTCTACATCTTCTTGAGTACTCTTTCTCACATGACCTTGCATTACATTCTCCTAGAACGAAGTACAAAGAACCCTTCCCACTCTGCTGATTGGAATACACAGGGCAGATGACTATCACTCTCTAGAGTAATTGTGGTTTCATCAGCGTGTCCAATAACACCAAAGCGATAAGTGCCTGAATCAATAGCAGCCTTATTTAAGAGGTTAGCACCACCACCAACAATACGTCCTGTAAAGGTACGCTCGTATATATCTCGTTTTAGTGGTTGTATCTTAACCTTGAAGAATCCTGTACTATTGTAGGTTACTGCGTAGTTTCTAATATGCAGTATACCTGTTGTTATGGGTTTATTATCTTGTTTAATTACTGGTTCAGAAAACTGGTACTTGAACGTAAAAGGAATACCAGCATAAACTACTTCGCCATCAGCGAGTAGTGCTGCTACACTCCCTACTTGTATAACTCTACCACGTTGGTCAACATACTTTAAGTTAGTATCTGAATATGGTACTGTTGTAGTTCCACCAGTTTCTAGTCTTACTCGTCTATCTAAGAAGATAGGAAAGCTACCTTCTGTGTATAACGTAGCATTGTCTACTGATAGATTAAGTCTTTCTAAGTAGAGGTTAGTACCTCTCTTAATTAGTATATCAATATCAGCACGGTTAAAAGAAAACCCTACTACATCACCATCAAATACCCAGCGTGACCAAGAGGCCTGAAGCTTCTCTCGTCCTGACCAGTAGTATCTATATACATAAATAGCTTCACTGTCATTAGTCGTCTGTAAGAGCAGCATATCCTCGTTAGAGGACGCTTGAATACTCTTGACTTCACCGTTTAGATACTCAGGGACGTGCGCTGTAATTTCACTAGCGTCATTAACGTCTGTGTCAGTATCAACAAAGTACTCCCAGCATCCTGCCCATGCACCACGCTTAGAGGCAAAGTAAACATACTTACCAGCCTGTGCTGGCTTTGCTCTTAGGGATGCCTCAAACTCTGTGGTGTTAGCCACGTTGATAGTCTCAGGAGTTAGGAGAGGTTCTGCTGTAACTTTGAACTGCGTAAGGTCTGAGAAGAGCAGTAGGCTCTCGTTGAATGGTACAGCGTGTTTGAGTATACTAACCTTGTTAGAGGACACAGCCACGTCAATGGGGTCACTATCTACAATGGTTAGTGTTGTCTTACGAAAGAAGTCAAACTCAAGAAACTCACCAGCACGAGCAAAGATAACATTCTCGTCTGCTAGTAGTCCTAGCCTGTTACGATGGAAGAAGATGTCAGACAGCGTGTATCCTACAAAAGAAGGATAGCTATTAGTGCTGTCATCACCTACATCTCTTTGAGCATAAGCTGCCTCATCAAAGGTAAAAGAACCATCAGGGTTCTTAATCAGTTTGTGAGGCATAGTAGAAGCATCAAGGTCTAACAAGATGTTAGGCTGTACTGTTTCTTTCCAGACACCACCAGTATACTTTACATAGTAGTCATCTTGTGCCTTCTCGTTATCACCAATAATCTTAATGATAAAGTCCTCAGCAGCTTCAACAGGAAGCTTCTTAAAGTCTAGTGTCTCATCCTTAAATACAAGTAAATGTTCTCCACCGTGGGAGTCACCTACTTCTACTTGAAAGTCTGTAGTATCTGTAGACTGAATATGTAACACTGAGCCATAGCGAGTAATTGTAATACCAGTAACAGCAGAGCCATCAGTAATATCATCATAGTATGTTGTACTAACAGAAGTACCTGAGAAGGTATCTAGATTAGTAGCAATCAAGTCAGTAGAAGCACCACGTTCAGCATCCTGCGTAAGCGTTGTACTACTCTGTGTGCTAGACTTTGTAGCAAACTCAACTGTACTAGAGCTACCACCCTTGGTAATAACTAAGCGATAGGTAGAAGAGTAGTCAGCCTGTTTGACATAGACTAGTGCTTCTGGATTACGAGTAGAAGAAGTTGTTGTACCCTTGGCTACTTCCGTGTTCTTATTAATAAGGAATGTAGCATCTGCAATAGAGACTGCTGCTATTTCTTTACTGGGGTCTGTGAGACCAGAGAAATAACTTGAGGCATTATTGGTAACAGTTTTGGCTGTACCTTCCTTGTCGTAGACTCTGAGAGTACCAGCAGTATCAATAATAAGAGTATAATACTCGTTCTCGTCCCTGCGAATTGTGTGTATAAAAGCTTTATCAGTATTAGAGATTACCCCCAAATCGGCAAGGTGTTCAGTACTTGGGCGTTTTGATAACCCTGTAACAACGCTAGATAGTGCATTTTCTTGTAGCTCTGCTTGTGTGTTAAGACGTAATGATGGCGGCTGTTGCGACACACCATTAATAAGATTGGGGATTGACTGACTGATAAGTGCCATTACACTGTTCTCCGTCCTTGTCTGTCTATAATACTAAAGACATCATAGTTATCAAAGATATTAGCATCATCAGTAGCTTTGTCAAACTGCTTTAATTCAAAGTAAGCACGTTCTTCATCTTCCCTTTGGAAGTCGTGTAGAGTGCCTGACCCTACAACCCTGTCCTGAAACACACGAGTACTCTTTAGAGTGATGTATCTCTTAGCTACTTCTGGTAAGTCTTCAAAGTTTAATTCTACTACTACATCAAGATTAGTACTAGCACCAATGGCAAACGTATGGTTCTTCCTGTCGTACATCTTAGTGCCACGCTGTACTAGGTCTTTACCATTAGCCTCTAGCGTAGCATCAGCACGAAGAATATCAGAACCTATAACAACGTGTCCATCACTGTCTTGAGCATATGACTTGTTGTATTCTGTATTGAAGTGCCAGCCTTGAGACTGCACCTCACGATTAGTTGTATTAAGTATTGTTTCTGCGATTTCAGCTTCAACCAAACCAGAAGAAAGGCTGTTGACTGGTGCTTCACCAATAGCAGAAAGCATTGTATTAACTGCATCTAGTTTTGTTGTAGCTGCCATGTTATCACCATTTTACCTTATCAGCCCAGTAAGCCGCACTCGTCTTACCCTTGGCTATATTCTTTGCATGACGTGCTTTGAAGGACTTACGTCTTGCCTTCTCTGAAGCAGTAGTTGGATTTTTACCAGCACCACTCACACCTTTTTGACCAAAGCGTATAATCTTTAATTTATCATTTTTCTTGACTAACACCGCATGAGATTTCTTAGAATGACTTGGTGTTCGCTTTGGTTTGTTTACACCTGAAAAGGTTTCTCCTGCGTGTTTAATAGCCATTACTTTTTCTTTCCATACTTAGCCATAATAGCAGCTACCTGTTTCTGAGGCATACCACCAAAAGACATCTTCTTACCTGTCTTCTTGGATTCTGCTTTAGCTTTAGCCATACCTTCTTTGGTATACTTATATTTCTTTCCACCTACTTCTGGCATAATTACTTCCTATACTTTGCTGTTTCATTGACGCTAGACTTTTTAATCTTCATGTTTTTCATAGTACTCTATTGTCCTCTTAACCATAAACCCCACCAAACAAGACAAACAATTCCCACAAGACAAACAATTCCCACAATAATTAATTGCATAAGTTCTATAAATTCCTGTCGTTTTCTTAAGGCTTCTTCTTGCTGTCTTTGTCTTTCTTTTCTAGCCTCTGCTTGAAACTTTTGCCAGTCATCCCAGAGACCAGCCCTGCCAGACCATATCATTATTTGTTTTAGGTGTTCCTCTTGTTCCTTAATCTTTTCTAAGGCAAGAAACTCTTCTAGTTCGTTAGAGGCAAATGGTGACTTCTTTTTCTTTTCACCATTTTTTCTTAGGTCTTCTTTAGCATTAACAAAATCAGAAATGGCACTACCAGCACTAAGGAGGTCTTTACCATTTGATACTGCTTCCTTGATAATAGCAAATGCTGCGTTAGCCGCAGCTAATTCTGCAAGCATCAGTACACCTCCACTGTGTTAGGGTTTATGTATTTAGGAATACAATAGGCTGTTACCTTATCCCTATTATCTATCCAGTCAGAGTACTGATAGTTACCATATCTCTTGGATACCTCAGAAGCAAAAAAGTTACAGTCTAGGATTGACCTGAAGTACATATCATTACTGACGAGTACTCTGTCATCTCCCACTCCTAAGTAAACTAACAATAGAAAAACGTGCATAATAAAAAAGGAGAGAAGCCGAAGCCTCTCCCCTCTATGTTATTTAGGCATACTCAAGAAGAGCAATAGCCGAAGCAGGACGCAGGACGTTATGTCCCATAGCGTACTTAGCAACCATCAGTGTACCCTGACGATTAATCTGGTACTCAGACTCAAGGCCTAAGTCCATCAGCTTAACAGTAGCAACAGCGTCTGGTGTGAACACGAAGCCACGGATACGAGCAGCAAGAGCCACCATGTCTGCACCGTCTACATCAGTAGTAGGTAAGTCATAGTGAGTAGTGCGGCCTGAACCAGCAGTGTTAGCCAGAGGTGCGTTGTCTGATGTTACACCTTCTCCAGCACCAGCAGCAAGTGCGGTGTAGAGGTTAGTTACATTGGCATGGTTTGACATATAAACAGGCATACCAGCGATTGAAGGTACAGTTGCAGAAGCAATAGAGCCTTCACCACCGAAGTCACGGTTCATGTAAACCAGCTTGTTACCATCAGTCACATCAAGCAGTGCATAGTACTGGTCTGGTGGAAGCATTACTACTGCACCATCAGTCGGTACGTTCTTCTTCTCCATCTCTTTACGAGCGTTGAAGATAGCTTGTGCGATGTCTGAAGCTACTAAATCGTCAGCAGCGTTGTCACCGATTACTACGTTGTCTGTGAAGTCTTCTTCAGTAAATGATTTGTAGTCCTGAATGAGACCAGCAGCACGAGCAGCGTTGGTTGACAAAGAAGCCTTAACCAGCATACGAGCTACGTTACGGTCAGCTTCGTTAGCCAATGCAATACCAGCTTCTTTTGAGTAGATTGAGCGAACATCGTAGTGGTTGATAGCTTCGTCAATATTAGCAATGAACTGTGAGCTAATCAGCAGATCATCAATAGTAACGATGCGTTCACCAGCACGAATCTGACCACCAGTGATTTCATTTCCTGGGGTTAGGTACTCAGCAGAAGCACGGCCTGTCATTGGGAAGGAAGCAGACTTTCCTTTTGAGATTGTGCGAGTACGCACTTTGTCCATGATGACTTTCTTTTCCTCAAATGCGGTGAGAACTTCACCAGCATAGAGTTTGAGAAATAAATCACGAACGTCACCTGTGTTATTATTTTGTCCCTGAAAGCTAACGCTATATGCAGGGTTTGAAGCGGCAGAAGCCATAATATCATCCCTTTCTAAAAGATAATGTTGAGTTAATTGTCTCAGCACTACCAACACGTCTTGGCCTAGATTGTCCCTCGCAAGGGGTCAGGGTTATTTTAGTCAGTAATAACTTGAGGTAGGGTTTCCCCTTCTAAGCACACCCATAGTAGATGTGTTTAGAAGGAGAGGGGGAACAAGTCCCCCAATCCAATGCAACATTTAGAACAGACTAGAACGAGCCAACTTATCAGCGACTTGTTGCCTGTAGGCGGAGTCCTTTGCGTATCTAGGGTCACGCATAGCAGCAGTTAATTCTGCATTGCTTTCAAACTTCCCACCAGAGGACACAGCACCAGTACCTCCTTGAAGGAGATTAGGTTCAGCCTCTGAACGATAACGTGCATAAAGACCTTGTACAGCAAACCTGATATTAGAAGGGTTCTGTGAGTCTACTGCTGCATTAAAGGCATCTATTTCTGATTCAGGTAGATTGTTAGATGCCCATTGCATAAGCTCAGAATACTGTTCCTGTCCACCCACAATAGAGTGCATCTCTGCTTCTACTTGTGAGGACAGAGCGTTCTGACCTTGTATCCAACTATCAACAAGAGTACGAGAGAAGCCAGCTTCTTCCAATGCTGTATAAGCATCAGCCGAAAGCTCACCATTATCTAAGTATTCCTGTTGAAATACATCAAAGTCCAGCCCCTTGGCATCTAGGGCTTCGGAAACTTCAGAGCTAGTCTGTTCTACCTGTTCAGCTAGTTCATCTGTTTCTTGGGTCTCTTCTTTACTACCCTTACCAAGCTTGCTCTCTAATTCTGAGTAAGCCTTTGCCATGTCTTCTGGACTTTTAAATTTTTCAGGCAACCAATCAGGACGATCAGAAGGTGCTTGACCTTCTACCTTCTTCAACATAGCATCAATATGCTCTTGTGATTCTGGTGGTTGTTCTTGATGTGTGTTCACTGATTCTGTCATTCGCTAACTTGCTCCAATGCCTGACGTATTTGATCAGGGTCTATGTTACCAGCTACTGCTGGGGCTGCTCTTTGTGCTGCTCCCATAGCTGTCTGTTCCAACATTTGTTGTTGCATCATTTGTTGTTGTGCCATTTGTTCTTGCATCTTCTGTTCCTGTGATTTAATCAGACCAGAAGTATCAATCCCTAGAGAAGCACCAAGACGGTCAATGTAGTCATTGATGTTCATCTCACTAGCAATAACTTCAGCCCCTAGTGGCTGTAGATACTGCAAGAAAGTTGCAAGTTTATTAAGGTCTTGACCTCTACCAAGTGCCTCAATACCAGTAACAACGGTAGGCTTAACGCTGTCCTTAGGCATCTTAGGCATTTTACCCTGCTGTTGCAGAGAGTTTAGTAGGAGGTTAATCAGAGGAAGCTGAAACTCCTGAGACAGAATTGAGTACACACCACCAAGGGCAGTCTCAAGTTCCTGTGCCATGAAGCGAACTTCTTCTGCTGTCACTCGCTCTGCTGCTCGTTGTACTGAACTGTTCAACAAGAAGGCAGCAGCCATGCGGTCATTAATCATACGCATAGTTTCTAATGCTACACGGAAGTCTGCTGCTTTCTGTACCTGTAGGGTAGATACATCATTAGCATCACCATTAAGGAACGCACCATTAGGTGCTTTAGAAAGGTCAGAAGATTTTGTTGTACCATTAGGACGTACAAGAAAGAGTACCTTAGAGGAAGCAGCACTACCCTGCACAATAGCACGAGTAAGTGACTCAAGGCTTCTTAGGTCTCCAATGTATTCTTCTACATACCCACGTCCGTAATCTTCTCCGTCTATACGGATGAACCGAAGAGGGATAAATGGGTTTGTGTCATCTTTATATGTTCCCCTAGAGTTAGGGACTTCTATGCCAGCAACCTCTTGAAATACATCAAAGCCTCTATTAGTCTTCATAAGCTTTGTATAAAGGTTTAGAGATTTAACTGGGGTTTCTGATTGAGGCAGCATCGCCTGTACTTCCTCAGGAAGCATCATGGGTGATACTGTTTCTTTTGTAATGATTTCTAGAACATTACCCATAGCGTCACGTTTAGTAACGTAACGGTCAGGTCTGTATACTTTCATACCGCCTTTTTTAGGCATATATACAAGAGCATTACCTGTCACAATCAGAAGCTTAAGAGCTTCAAAGACAGGCACACGGATAGCTTTACCCTCAATCTCTTGCATTGCAGCACGTTCAATTCGTGCCAGTCCTTCTTCTACTTGACCACGATTATCGCCAGCAATCTGCTGTAAATCAAAGTCATCAATAGTAAGTCTGAAGAAGGGACTGTTAGGAGGTAGTAGAGCCAGAAGCAATTTAGATGCGAGATTGTTTACACCCCTTGCCCCTATACCTTGATATGGTGTACTGTAGATACTTGAACTACTATGACCTTCATCTGGTAAAAGAGTAGGAATGGTAAGCCTTGCTGCTTCGCGTCCTCGTTCTAAAAAGGTGTCTCGCTCCCCTTCAAGTTGACTGTAGCGTTTAGCTACTTCACCTACACCTTGTTCCATTTAATTATCCTTTTGGAATGTTAAGCCCGACACCACCATCACCACCTACATTAGCTGAGGCTGGTTGTGTGACAAGGGCTTTCTTACCTTTTTTACTAATACCTAGCATGGTAGATGTAGTAGCTATATCTGTTTCATCTCCTTCTTCAGTGCTTTTAGCAGCAGCAGTAGAAGGAGTAGACATACTAGAAGACCTAGAAGAAGCTCTTGACTTCTTACTAAACCCAAGTGATTTACTTATACTACCCATACTACTCTCCTGTAGGTACTTGAACACCAGAACCTTCACTACCTGTCTGTGTAGCGGTGTCTTGTAGTTGAATCTTCAGGCCTTTTTTGCCTGTCTTCTTTTTCTTCAGTTGCTCTGATGTTAATTCTGTATCGTCCATCTCAATGTCAGGAGTCTTAGTAACAGCAGTCACTGGTCTCGCTGGGGGTGGGGCTGGACGAGGTGTTCTTCCCATTAAACTTCCCATTTAATCTTCCTCAAAATCGTTGTCTTGTAATTCATGTAACTTCTGTATCACAGACTGTTGACCCCTGAGGAAAGATAACTCCTCAGAGGACACTTGATTAAGCGGAAGTTTATCTGGATACAGTTCAGAAAGCTTTCTCAATAAGCCATCTGTAATGTTATAATCGTTTCCTAAAACTCTCATTTTATTCAAACTTTCGCTAATAGTTACACTTTAGATTTCACATACACCAGCAGTACAGGCTAATTCCTGAGAAGATGTAGTATTATCAAGGACTTCTGTATACTCAGCAAAGTCAATTACTGGCATAGCTGCATTTAGTTCTTTATACTGCTGCTCTGTAATCTCTTCATAGGGTGCTTGTGCGTAGGAATGGTTGTCATCCTCACGAGGTAGGAAGGATACACCACACACTTCATCCCAATGTTTCCATACCCATGCACCTACATCAGCCCATTCATCCTCACCTACATAGATAGTTACTGATGGGTTGTGGTCAGTCCAGTGATTACGGTATGTAAGCCATAGCTCTAGGTGTTCAATAGCACCAATGTCATGTCGTGTAAGACTATTAGAAGCAGAAGCCATAGGAAATTCAAACACTAGGTTCTGTGGATTATATACATCAACCTCACAGGGGACACCCTTCTCCTGCATCCAAGTAGCAAGAGGGTCTTTAACATCTGCTCTTACTCTACGGATGTAGTGTTTAGCATAGCGAGGGTGGATACCACTACCACTATTAACTAACTGTGATACAGTACCAGAAGGTTTAACTGTGGTGATAGCCTTTGATGGATTGATGCCTAGCTTCTCAGCCCATTCCTTGTTAACATCACGAGTTATATCACGAAGCTTCTCTAACGTACCACCAAGCACAGACTTCTCATACTCACCCTGACCAGACATAATCTTGTGGTCAAAGATACCAGTAAGAGATACGCCTAGTAGCCTTTCTTCTTCGGAGTTCTTTTTCCATTTCGGTGACAGGTATTTGAAGTCCACAAGGGCTGATTGAATCGTCCCAATGATCGTTGCGATTTCGGTTTTCTTCTCAAGCTCTCCGACTCCATCGGTTTCTCTGATGACAACTTCGGAGAGGTTACAGAATTGTCTACTTCTGAGACTGATTTCTCCACAGGGGTTCGTTCCAAAATCGCTGCGGCTTTCTCTGCCAATACTTTCTGCCTTAGCTTGGGCTGCTTCACGGTTAAATATACCTCGTTCACCTGACTTAGATTCATACAATGCTGACCATTCACGGAGAAAGCTACCCATATCTGGCTTGTCTGTGAAGGCAATGGAGTTGTTAGCATAGCTACGGTTGACCTGTTCGTTCCACCAGTTACCCATCTTAGCGTGACGCATACGGTCATCACTTAGGTTTGATAGACTAATCATAGCAGAGCGTCTAACCCCACCAACCACAACAGCAGCAGCTACCTGACACATAATGTCATGACACTCAAGGCTATTCAACTTACGTCCTGCGGCTTTCTTAAATGTATTCACCGCAAACTTGAATAGGTTCTCTAACGGTTCAGCACCAGAGGCACGTCCACCAAAGGTCTTCAGTCTAGCACCAGCAGGACGTACCTTAGATGTGTCCCACTTAGGTATCTCACCAGCATAGAGGCGGCTTATGATTTGACGGAAGGCTTTAGCCCATCCCTCTTTACTATCACCAACTACCACAACCTCATCAGTCTCAACAAGCTCTG